ACTATAAGGATAAAATGACTACAGAGCTAGCTAATGAAATGGCTATTGCTTCTAATGCTTACAAGGAGAAGCGTGTACTCGGTGCACAACGTGCTCTTCAGTTTGGTGGCGATCAGTTAGTTAAACATCAAATGAAAATGTATAACTGTACCTCTTCATATGTAGACCGTGCGTCTTTCTTCGGTGAGTATTTCTATATTCTTCTCTGTGGTGCAGGTGCTGGTTTCTCAGTACAAAACCATCATGTAGACAAGTTGCCGGCGGTAGTGGACCGTAAAAAGCAAGCTAAAGGCTATGTAGTAGAGGATTCTATTGAAGGCTGGGCGTCTGCACTAGACGTGCTTATGTCTTCTTATTTTGTTGGTGGTGGCAAATACCCTGAGTTTGAAGGCCGTCGTGTGTTCTTCGATTTGACGAATATCCGACCAAAAGGTGCAAAGATCTCTGGTGGCTTTAAAGCACCTGGTCCTGATGGGTTGCGTATGGCTCTGGATCGTATCGAGTACCTGATCCAAGGACAGGTAATGGGTAAGTCTGATCCGGTACAGTTACGTCCAATCCATGTCTACGATATTGCGATGCATTGCGCTGACGCAGTCCTGAGCGGCGGGGTGCGACGTTCAGCAACTATCTGTTTATTCTCACCAACTGATACAGAGATGATGAATGCCAAGACTGGTAACTGGTTTGTAGATAACCCACAGCGTGCACGTTCCAATAACTCTGCAGTGATCGTCCGTAAGGAAACCAAGAAGGAAGACTTCATGGCAATCATGGATTCGATCAAGCAGTTTGGTGAACCTGGCTTTGTGTTTGTAGAATCCACAGAGCATACAACCAATCCATGTGTTGAGATTGGTATGTTCCCGCAGATCGATGGCGAATCTGGTTGGCAAGGATGTAACCTGACAGAGATCAACGGTGGTCAGTGTGTAGATGAAGAATCATTCTATAAGGCATGTGAAGCTGCATCAATCCTTGGTACGCTGCAGGCTGGCTACACTGACTTCAAATTCTTATCTGATACATCCAAGAAGATCTTTGACCGTGAAGCTTTGCTTGGTGTGTCTATCACTGGATGGATGAACAACCCTGATGTTTTATTCGATGAAAAGATCTTGGAAAAAGGCGCCAAGATTGTTAAAGAGACTAATGCTCGAGTTGCTGATCTTCTCGGGATTAACGCTGCTGCTCGGACTACTTGCGTTAAGCCTTCTGGCAATGCTTCTGTACTCTTGGGTACTGCAAGTGGAATACACGCTGAACATTCTGAAAGGTACATTAGAAATATCCAACTAAACAAAGAGTCTGAGATTGCTCAGCTTATTGCCAAGACCAACCCAGATATGGTTGAAGATTCTGTATGGTCTGCCGCTGGAACCGATTGGGTCGTTTCATTCCCTATCACACCAAAGAAAGGTTCTATCTTAAAAGATGACCTGATCGGTACTAAGCACCTTGATCTGGTAGCCAAAGCACAAAAGCATTGGGTAAATCCAGGTAAGAATAAGGAACTTTGCGCTGACCCAACTGTTAGTCATAACGTATCAAATACAATTCTAGTAGAGGACTGGGACGATGTTGCTGAATATGTTTATAGCAATAGGAATAACTTTGCTGGTATTTCTTTCTTGTCTACTTCTGGCGACAAGGATTTTAATCAGGCGCCGAATACTGAAGTCATCGACGCTGAAAAGATGGTGGAAAAATATGGCGTGGCGGCTGTTCTAGCTTCTGGTCTCGTTGTTGATGGTCTGCAGGCATTTGGTGATCTTTGGATGGCCTGCTCTACAGCACAAGGCTTTGGTGAGGATATCTCAGCTGAAAACTCCAAGAACACCATGAAGAAGGATTGGGTCCGTAGGTTCCAGGCCTTCGCCAGAAAGTATCTAGAAGCCGATCTAAAGGCCGCTGAGTACTGCTTAAAGGATGCTCACCTTATCCATAAGTGGGAAAAAATCAAGCGATCGTATCAACAGATCGACTGGATCGGTGAGCTGACAGAGAAGAAGTTCACTGATGTCGATACGCTCGGTGCTGCAGCTTGTGCCGGAGGAGCATGTGAGATTGATTTCTAGATAAAAGATAACAAAATGATAAATAGCTCTAGGTGAATAACTTAGAGCTATTTTTTTATGTGGTATCATGAATACAAACCGTATGAGCCAGAAACGGCTCCGGAGGAATATATTGGATTTGTTTATCGTATTCAAGACCTGGATACAAACAAGAAATATATCGGTAAGAAACTATTCTGGAACAGACGCAAGACGAAAGTCAAAGGAAAGTCCAGAGCAAAATACGTCACTAAAGAATCAGATTGGAGAACCTACTACGGTTCCAATAAATTACTTCAGGAAGAGGTTGCCAGCTATGGACCTGACCCTGAAGCAAAGAAGTATTACAGGGAAATTCTCAGGTTCTGTAAGACCAAAGGTGAGTGCTCATACTATGAGGCAAAGCTTCAGTTTGAGCATGATGTGATATTGAGAGATGACTACTATAATGAGTATATCCAGTGCAGGATCAACTCACGACATATTAAAAAGGATGAAGATGATGGTGAATAAGATGAACCTATATGTCCATGAGGTTCTTAACAAAGTCTCTAGTCAGACAAAGAAAGCAGACAAGATTCGAGTCTTAAAAGAAAACGATTCGTATGAACTTCGGACTCTTTTGCAGGGAACATACAACAAGGACATTGAGTTCTTACTTCCGGAAGGAGAACCGCCATACACTCCGAACCTACCGGAAAGCATCCCCAGCTCTCTTAGAAAGCAGATCAGAAAGGTTACATACTTCGTTGCACCTAGAGCAAAAGAAGTCAGCAGCCTGAAGAGAGAAACTATTTTTATTCAGCTCCTCGAGTCCATCCACCCTGAGGACGCTAAACTGGTATTGCAGATGAAGGACAAGAAACCATTTAAAGGTATCTCATCTGCAGTAGTGAAGGAGGCGTTTCCAAGTATCCTCCCCTAGTCGTCATGATCTTTGAACCTTAACTACTAAAGGAATCTTTCTATGATCATTTCCCAAATCGAAAGACTCAGAAAAGACTACCGCGAATTAGAACACTATGAGTACAAGATGGCAAAAATGGGTCGTTCAGACCTTGTGAGGAAACTGAGACTTAAAAGGGATTTCTTAGGTAAATCAATATCTGATATGGAGGATCAAGCTTACACTTAATGGTTTACAACCTGTGAAAATTAGTATATAATTACAGTACTGTTATGGGGGGAGGGGATATACTAGTCTCCTCCTCTTTTCTGATTCAGTATAGTGACAAATATGATACAGTATCAAGTTTATATGAAAAAAATGAATCTAGGCTATGTACTTTCCACTGCCTAGGAATTATATCTATTATATAAGTTAAACAGGAGACTATATCATGATCAACGCAACGACTCTTCGCTCCATCCGTAACGCTGACAACGATACCCTTAACGCAATGATCAAGGAGATCAACTCTCGCCGTAGCGCTCTCCAAAAGGAGATCGGTGGTACCTTCGCTGTAGGTCAGAACGTCGAGTTTACCGGTAAGCGCGGTGAGACTGTCCGCGGTATGATCCAGAAGATCAACCGTAAGACCATCATCGTTAAGACTGACTTTGTAACCTGGAGAGTGTCCCCTAGCCTCCTCCGTAAAGGGTAGTGACAAAAATGTTACAGTGTCTTACTGATATGAAAAAATATGCTTTTTGCTATTTACTTTTCAATCAGTAAGACTTATATTACATATATAAGCTGATACACGAAAGGTTCACATCATGACTGCTTTTGACAAGACCCAGTTCGAATACCACGGTGGCTACCTTATGTACCACGGTCCATATGAGACTGCTGAGTATTACGGACAAGGTCCAAACGTTCACCCATCTCGTGTAGGTACTCGCAAGCCTCTCTTCATCGCTCGCTTCAAGTACCGCGGTGCTTTCACCAAAGCGCGAGTACAGAAGAAGATCATGGAGCTGTTCAGCGTAGAACGATATGCAAAACTGATGAAAGATGGTGGCACTCCACTTCGCATCCTCAAAGATGCTGATCCAGCATGGTACTACGAACTACTTTACAAGAATATGGGATAAGACATGCGTAACCCTATCGCCGCTCAACTCCGCAAAGGCTACTACCAGAAAAAGGTGGTAGCCAACAAGAAGCGTCAAGCTTCCAAACAGGCATGCCGGAGGTGGAAATGATTTACCACTTGGAAGGTGTTACCAAAAAAGGTAAGCAACGGATTCAGCAGCACGGTACTAAATGGAAAGTAGTTGAAAAACGTCCAGGTACCTTTGGTGATGTACTACTTCGGTCAGTTGAAACCAACGATATGCGTTGGCTGACCGAAGATTTTTTTGTAGAAAGGATTGAAAATGACAAACCTGAATGAAAAGGTAATTCTCACTGACTGTGACGGTGTACTCGTTGACTGGCTCTTTGGCTTCAAAGAGTTTATGGCTGGACGTGGATACACTGAACAGGACCCAACTGGCTATGCTGTATGGAAACGGTACGGTCTACTCAATAAAGAAAAAGGCACAGAGATTTGTCGGGAGTTTAACGACTCTGCCGCAATTGCTTATCTTACTCCCCATTATGATGCTGTTAAATATGTACGTAAGCTGTACGAAGAAGGTGGATACGTGCTTCGTGTCATTACCTCTTTGTCGTTGAATAAATACGCTTACAAGGCACGGTTACAGAACCTTCACGATCTATTCGGTGAAGAGGTAATCGATGAGCTTGTCTGCCTGGACACTGGTGCTGATAAGGATGATACCTTGGAGCCTTACCGTAACAGTGGCTGCTACTGGGTAGAAGATAAAGTTAAAAACGCAGAACTTGGTGACAAGTTGGGTCTACATTCATTCTTGATTGATCTTCCGCACAACCGTCACCTACCATATCACAACCGTGTAAATGGATGGGAAGACATTTACCACTCTATCGTAGGAGCTTAATATGAAATTCGCTATTCTCGGTTCTATCGCTGCACTTGCCCTTACTGGATGTGCGCAGATCACTCAACCTCTCGATGAATGCACAAACGTAGTGTACTACAACGAAAAGATGCCACAGTATGCAACTATTGGCGCTGTCGCTGGCACGGCCGCTATGATTGTTCTCTCTGAAGGTAACGTAGGCGGTACCGATGCACTGTTCGGTGCAGCTACCGGTGCGCTGGCAGGTACCGTTGCATCTGGCGGACTTTACACTGCAAACATTTGTCCATCGATGACAGAAACTCTTAAGGACGTACAATGAAAAGAATTCTTTCCATTCTAAGCTTAGTAGCCGTGGGTGCATGCGCTACTCCAGCTGCTGCAGATCATGAAACTGTTGAATTCTTTAAAGACCCAGTTTATGCAGAGATTACAAACGTAGCTCCTAACTATCTGGATATTACTGTATCTCGCCCACAGGAAGTATGCCGTGAAGAAAACGTTCCTGTGTATGGTACAGTACAGGGTCAAGGTGCATCTGGTCTAGATGTTCTGGCAGGTTCTATTATCGGTGGGTTGTTTGGTAAAGCAGTGACAGATAAAGATGAAGGTGCTGTTGCTGGTGCGGTGATTGGTGGCGTAGTTGCTGCTGAGGCAGGTCGTGCAGATAAGACTGAAATCATTGGATACGAAAAACAGACTAAATGCTCTACACAATATGTAAAGCGTTTAGAACAGGTAGTCGATAACTATACAATTTACTATGAGTGGAATGGTCAATACGGCAGCGCTGTAGTAGATAAGAAATATCAAATTGGCGA